TGAATGTCCGCAAGAGTATGTCTGGAGATTTGATGATTTTCGATCATGGCGACATTGATATCGTTTTATCTACCGCTAAAAATAAAATCACCACATTCCCGAAAGAGTCAATGTCTGATTTGGTTTATGGAGCGCAAAACAGATTGTTCAATTTCCTTCATAAAAAGGGAATCGTTATTCCTGAATCTGTGCAAGCGGGTTCAATATGTGGCTCTATTGAGGCAGAGATGGAACAAGGAGCAACAGAAAAACTAAGTACGCCCAAGATGGCTCTCATAAATATTTCTAACTTTATCGATGAAGAGCGCCCATACTTCGAAGCAACCGAAGCAATCATTTCAATGGACGATGAAGAACTTCTACATCCCGACAAAGAAGAGTCAACAGAGCTTGGTGAAGTGCCTCAAAAAACTGAACAGGGTTCAATTCGTAAAGGATATGTTAGAGATCCTTATGCGTTGAACTATTTGTATACAATTTAGGAGTGCTTGTTATGTCTGAAATGAAAATGATATTAGAAAGGTGGGATGGGTTTTTACAAGAACAGTTTGACGCCTGTGATGAACAACCAGTGGACATTGATACCTTTATGACTGGTGTTGAACTTGCCGCGCTAGAACCTGATGTTCAAAAAGAAAAAATCGAACAATTAAAAAAATCAGAAAAAGGCATCCAAAATTTGAATAAAGCACTTACGGTTGTTGGACTTCTCTCTGCTATACCGGGCCTACAAATAGCCGGCGGCATCGCTCTAGGCGCCACATTGGTGGGGATGTTTGGCAATGCCATCAGAGGGAGACAACAAAATAAAACCGATAAAAAAACCAAGGAACTATTACGACTTTTGTGTATTGATGCTGCCTTATTAGATACAATAGATAACAATATAGAACAGATTTATTGGGCAAATAGCGGGATTCAACAAGAGCTAGAAAGCTTTATTGCCGCCGCCCGAGCTAATTCAAAACCTGACCCAATGCCTGATTTTACACAACATTTAGTTAATTGGTTAAATACTGGTAGTGATTCCCCTTATGCCGCTGATGCGCCTGGGTCGGACACTGATATAGTGATGAGATAAAATGGACTTATTATATTTTATATTAGCAGCTTACGGCCTAACTCAAATATTAGTGTATGGCAGTATATTTAATGGATGGAGACCCACAGAAGGAAAGCTGGGAGAGCTATTCAAATGTTCAATGTGTATGGGATTTTGGGTAGGTGCATTTTTATTGTTACTTTCTCCGTTTACAGAACTATTTAGTTTTGATGTATCTGCTGTAAATATTCTTATTTTCGGATGTATATCTTCTGGAACATCATATATACTGAATATGCTCTTCGGAGATGAAGGTTTAAAAATAGAGGTAAAAAATGAATAACTTTTGGACACAAAAATGGATGCTTCAACCAGTAAGGAATTGCTGTAAGGGATCAATACCCGCGCCGGTAGCGCCGGCAACAAAGGAATAAATAATGGCTAAAGTACTTTTACGAGAATATTATGAATTATGTGAAGGCGGCGTTTGTCAAGATCTTTTAACGGAAGCCGAAAAGAGATTTGTATCAGACGGCGGCATGATGCTTTCTGGCAAATTACAAGAGGCTGATATACAAAACGGCAACGGAAGAGTTTATCCTTACAACACTTTAATGAGAGAAGTAAAGACTTACCAGAAACTCGTAAAAGAAAACAGAGCACTAGGAGAATTAGATCATCCAGACGATTCGGTTATTAATCTTAAGAACGCATCACATATGGTTACTTCCGTTTGGATGGAAGACAAGAGTGTGATGGGTAAAGTAAAAGTTTTAAACACTCCTTCCGGAAAGATTCTTCGCTCACTGGTAGAGTCGGGCGTTAAGCTTGGCATCTCTTCCCGTGGCATGGGATCCGTTAGCGAAGGTAATGGCCAAACTATGGTAGAGGACGACTTTCAATTGATCTGCTTTGATTTTGTTTCTGAACCATCGACCCCCGGCGCATTTATGATGTCGGAAGCAAAGGATTTGAAAGAATCGAACATATTTACTAAAGCAGATAAAATCAACCGCTTATTAAACAACATTTTAGGAGATTACGATAATGCGTAAAAAGAATACGATTAGCAGACAAAGAATGTCGCAAATTCTCAGAGAAGAAATTGCTGCTTTTAAACTACAAGAAGAGATCTTATTAAGCGAGCACCAAAAGCTTGTTGATCAGAGACAAGACTTTCAAAGCATTCTCGCTCTTTGTTTAGCTGAACAAATAACGGGCAAACGTATTACTGATCCAATGGTGATTGAAGAGGGTGTCTGGAGTAAGATTAAATATTATATGGGCAAGCTTGGCTCTCTAGAGAAGGGTGGAAAGTTTACATTACGTCGCGGCAAAGCAGAAGCAGAAGCATACGCAGACATGGTGGCGCCAGCACTAGAAAATGCAGCCGATGATACTGTTAAGAAGCTCGTTAAACAAATAGAAGAAGAATATCCCGAATTTCCAAACATGGAACACAATGAGGAATTCTCAGGCGCCCTTCAGCAAATTGGAGTAGCTTATGATACTGTTGTGGCTGCTTCTGAATCTGGCGAAATGGAAGCAGCACAAGCGAACGCATTGATTGATCAGCTTAAGGAGGTTGTAAAATATTTTCTGGATTATAAATTATCTGATGTTTATAAACATCTTAAAGAAGAAGAAGAATTAGACGAAAACAAGATAATTGAAGAAGCAAGGCTGGATAGATTATTAAAAAAGATGGCGTTTGGAGAACCTTCGAAGCGAGCAGTTCGTATTGTTAAAAGAATTGCTGATCGCGCAGCAAAAAGCGGCGACAAAGCTGGGAAATTGGGAAAGATTCGAGATGCACTAGTTGATACTCCTCATGCAGATATTGCCGATCAGGCTATAAAAACTTATAGACGAGTTGCGCAAGCCGGCACAGCCGTTGGTGGTGCGGCAAGCGCCGCCGGTGCTGGTGGTGCGGCAAGCGCCGCCGGTGGTGGTGGTGCGGCAAGCGCCGCCGGTGGTGCTGCTCCCAATTTGGGAACCTCCGCGCTGCTTCCTGCAGCAACTACAAAAACTGTTGGTACCGGCGCCACATCTCTCGCCACTGGTGCAGCCGTGGCATATTGGGCATCAGTATTGGGCGTTGCTGCCGTTACCTCTGGTGCTGCTGTCATGTTGCTTAGAAAACTTAAGACGGATCATCGAAAGTCGCAATTTGAAGCTTTTTTGAATACAATGGAAAATGTTCCATCAGATACGCCGGAAACTGATGAGATGCTTGGTCAGGGAGAAGCTGCTGGTAAGGGCGATGTTTATGTTTTCAAAGGCAAAGGCGGAAAGGGTATGCAATCTCAGCTAGCCAAGGCAGGTATTAAGGGCCCAGAGATGAGCGCTCTTTTGAAGGGCTTACGCGCAGATTTAAGTGCTGCTGGTTTTAATGTTCTTGAAGAAGCTATATTTGGTTCAGTGTTGGCTGAGATATCGAAAGAAAAACTGGCCAAGATGGTGGGCGCCCGAGCCGCGCAGAAAGCCCAACAGGCCGGCGGAAAACCTGGCTATGTGCCGCAACAGACCCCGGCCCCAGGTGAAGAAACTGTTCAACCCGGCGCCGGCGGACAAGTGTTAGCATTAGACAATACTTTAGCTGCTTTAAAACAAATCAAAGATCCGGCCCAAAAAGCAGCAGCTATCAAAATAGTAGCACAAACACTTAGACAGCACGGGACATTGCCACCAGGCTTTGAAGCAGACGCAGCCCCAGCCGCTCCAGGCGGTGCCGGGAAGCCTGACGCGCCAACAGACCAAACTGATGATATGGGGAAAACAGATGTACCTCAAGGCGGTGAAACTCCTCCGGGGAAGCCTGACGCACCAACAGATCAAACTGATGATATGGGAAAAACGGATGTGTCTCCTGGCGGTGAAGCTGCTCCTGGTGAAGAGAAATGTCAGCCTGGATATACACGTAATGCTGCTGGTGCTTGTGTTCCATTTGGCACTCCCGGAACAGGCGCCGCCGAAACACAAGAAAAATGTCAACCTGGATATACTCGTAACAAGGCAGGCGCATGCGTACCGTTTGGCACACCTGGGATCAATGAAACCCTAACACGCTGGCACAAGCTTGCGGGAATTATCAAGGGGTAATGAATGAAGAAAGCAGACCTAAAACGATTAATCAAACCCGTAGTTAAAGAGTGTATACACGAAGTTCTTATAGAAGAGGGGCTTTTATCTAATGTTGTTTCTGAAGTAGCAAAAGGCTTGCAGGGTAATCTCGTTGTAGAAACTAAACAAAAGCAAAAACCAGACAAACGCCTATTTAATGAAGACTTGCAAATGAAACGCAAGTCAAACGAGTCAAGAGTGAAACTGCAAGAACATCGTAAAAAGCTAATGGATTCTATCAGTAAAGATGCTTACAACGGCATCGATCTCTTTGAAGGCACAGAACCAATGTCAACCAGGGAACCACAAAAAGGTGCTGTTGATTTGGGCGCTTCAGGTGATGCTGGTGTTGATATTAGTTCTATTCTTGGACACTCTTCACAGATTTGGGATGCAATGAAATAGGAATATAATGGTTAAAAAACACAACATCGGTGTTACTTCGAAAGAAACAAGAGGTAATGTCAATAGAATGATTAAAAAGTTTCAAAAAAAAGTTAAAAAAGAACGCATCATTGAAGAAGTTAGAGATAGAAAACGCTATAAAAAACCTTCGGTGAAAAAGAAAGAGAAGAGAATTCGTGCTGAACGAACGAGGATGCGTGAAGAAAGAAAACGTCGCAAAGCACAAGAAAGACGCAATAGAAAAAAGTAGCGACTATTTATAATGAATATGTTAATTTAGGAGATTTTAAATGCCAGGAAATTCATGGAAATTAGCGCCCGGTTTACATAACGTGGGTTCGTATCAAGTAAGTGGAAGGCCATATGCTAGCGGTTCGTGTTTAGCGCCGGTTAGCGGTAGTAATTCTTTTGTACTTAGATTCCCGATGGTAACGAAATGGTTTCAAATTGAGCCAAAACAGACAATGTTGAGTCGTGAACTTAGAGTTGCGTTCAGTGAAAATGGCTTACATGATAAAAATGGATCCAATTTTAGGGTACATATGAGTTCAAGTTTCCGGGGGCCCATAGATATGAAAGTTTCAGAACTCTGGTTTATGTCAGAAGATGCTAGCACATTTACTTTTGATGTGTTGTCAGGTCTGACTAATATTCAGATTAGTAGTCTATATACTACCGATAAGACAGTTAATGGTGTTGTTGAAGCAGCCGGTCCAAACTGGTCAGGTTCTTCTGGGGTTAGTTAGTAATGGCTAATTTCGGTTGGGCATATATTGATTGCGATGACACTGCTGATACTATTGGAGCAACGTGTCCCACTGGTTCGGTGTTATTTTCCACTGGCACCAGAGGTGCAACTGGTTCCATTAATTTTATGTACTATACTGCTTCTGTGTATAGCTATGCTCCTAACACCGTTGTTCTATCTGGTAACTTAATTGTAACAGGCGCCCTCACCGCCAGCGCATATCATATCGAGAGCATTACGACTATTGATGCTACCGGTTCAACATATTTCGGCAACAGCAATGATGACGAGCATATTCGAACAGGAAGTCTTGTTGTTTGCAAAACAAGTGTCGATGCCTATACTAATTATGCGTTAAGTTCGTCGGCAGTAGATGGCAGAACGTCCGTTAGGGCTTTTTCTGGTCGTTATGCTAAAATCACCGCCACTAGTGCTGTTATAGGAGTTGAGAATTATATTGTAGCCGCTAGCGCCAGCGCTACTCAAACTTTATATTTACCAACCGCATCTGCAGCCGGCGCCGGCGCCCTTCTTGTCATTAAAGATCAATATCAAACACGGGCGGATACCTTTGTTGTTATTTCTGCATCATCAAACGCACATCAAACTGTTGACGCTGAAGCTTACTATCAATTAACAGGCACAATGGCAGCTATTAACCTTTATTCAGATGGCAGTAATTGGTTCGTTTTCTAATTATATTACAGTAATTATTGTAGTTTTGTGATAAATGATACTACTTATTTTGAATTACTATTTTTTTTAGGAGTGAGTATATGTCCACCTTGTTAAAAGAAGCTATTGTTGATGCAAAAGCTCTACGTGACGCAGCATTGAAAAACGCTGAAACATCAATTATTGAGAAATATTCCGACGAAGTTAGACAAACGCTTGATAGTCTTTTAGAGCAAGATGAGTTAGATTTAGGACTTGGCGCTGAAGGCGAAGAAGACATCTCTGCTGTTGATCCGATGGCGATGGAAGAGGGCGAAGAAGCCCCCGCAGAAGATATTGTCGATGGCGTTCCGCTCGCTGCGACTGATGGATTGGCAGAAAACGAAGGCGAAGATTTACAATACCTTGAAGAAGAAGACGAAGAAGTTAAAGTTACCGTTGACTTGGATGCTCTTCAAGAGGCAGTCGCTAAACTTCAAACTGAAGACGATGACGCCGACGATGATATTTACGAAGAAGAATTAAATGAAGAAGATATTATTGCTGCGCTTTCTGAAGATGAAGATGTCGAAGCTGAAACTGTCGAAATTAAAGAAAAAGAAGAAAGCGACGAAGAACTGGTATCAGAAGAACTTCTTGACAGCATCGTGGAAAAGCTAACCGTTGATATGGGTGCTGAACTCTCCGGTTGGGCTGGACGCTCCGACAGCGATATGCGCTGGGAGATGGAAAAAGAAATGGCACATCGTCGAAGTACAGATGTGGAAGAAGAATTAAAAGATTTGAAGAAAGCTCAAGAAGAGTTAGTTTTCGAAAATAAACAACTCAAAGAGCAAACTAAGAAATTTAAACAAGCAGCAGGAGAACTAAAAGGGATACTGCAAGAGACTAATATCTCTAATGCTCGTTTATTATACACGAACCGTGTTTTGAGAAATACCTCCTTAAATGAGCGGCAAAAAGAAATGATTGCCGAAGCTATTTCAAAAGCTGGTTCCGTTTTAGAGGCGAAGACAATATATGATACACTAGAAAGCGCAACGCCGGCACATTCTAAACGTGCCCCGCAATCGTTGAGCGAAGCTATCACTCGTCCATCCTCTGTTATTCGTGCATCTCGCAGAGAAGCACAGACAACTGACCCATTCTTAGATAGAATGAGAAAGTTAGCCGGAATTAAACATTAAAAAGGAGATTTAAAAATGGCTGGTATTGTAGAAAGATTAACTGAAGGTATTATTAATCGTGATATGCGTGCTGAAGGTAACGCATTATTGAATAAATGGGAGAAGACAGGACTTCTAGAGGGTCTTGACAAGGACCGCGGTCGTCAAACGATGGCTCGTCTTCTCGAAAATCAAGCAAAAGAACTTCTTCGCGAGGCTAGCACTATGGCCGGCGGCGATGTTGAGGGTTTTGCTGCTGTTGCGTTCCCTATCGTTCGTAGGGTATTCGCAGGTTTGATCGCAAACGATCTCGTTTCCGTTCAGCCGATGAGTCTGCCAAGTGGACTCATCTTCTTCCTAGACTTCACTGTTTCAACAAGCGGTGCAGGGCTTCCACGTCTAGGATATGGTGATCCGCAAGGTGATGAAGAGTCACTATGGGGTGGTTCTGTTGTAGCCAAGGGGCTTGTGGATGGTGTTTCCATTAGTGGTTCAGACGCCGAAGAAGGTCCATATAGCTTGAATAACGCATATTCGTCTCCAACAGGATCTGGCCTCGTTACAATAGCCTATATTACCTCAAGTGTGTATAGTTCCTCTGCTGGCGACGTTCCAAAGCTTTGTCAGTACGATCCTGAGCTTGAATCTCAGTCTGGTACTGCAACCGTTGCAGTCGGTCGTATTCTAATGAGCGATCTTACTGATTTCGATTCCTCTTCGGGTAATCGCAATCTATCCGCAATCGTGCTTTCTGGTGCTGCTGGAAACGGCGGTATGGCCAAGATTGCCTCATCGGGTTCAGCTGGAGTATTTGGTGTTCAGGCTAAGCGCCTTACGAGGTTTACTGGTTCAACTACTACTCACGCTATTGTTGTTCTCGTATCTTACGATGGTGGAACTTCTGCGACTCAGTTGCAACAGCTTCTTACTGGTTCAACTCATGCTGCTGGTGGGGCTGCTTATACTGCTCTAAACGTCTCGGCATCTTGGATGATTACCGATGATTTCATTGCAGGTGGCGCTGTTGGTGCTGTTATTGGCGACTCGCCATGGGGATTGGAAAATAACCAAAATATCCCAGAAATCGATATCAAAGTCGATTCTGTGGCTATTACCGCAATGACCAAAAAGTTGAAAGCTAAGTGGACGCCAGAGTTGGGACAAGACTTAAACGCTTATCACAACCTTGATGCTGAAGTCGAGCTTACGGGCATTCTTTCTGAGCAAATCGCTCTAGAAATTGATCGTGAGATTGTTACAGATCTTATTAAAGGTGCTACTGCTGGCACTTACTACTGGTCACGTTCGCCAGGTCTGTTTTTGAATCGTACCACTGGTGCTGAAATTGGTGCTAGCTCTGCTGCTCCAGACTTCACTGGCACAGTTAGTGAATGGTATGAGACTCTTGTTGAAACCATTAATGACGTTTCAGCCCAGATCCACCGCAAGACTCTGCGGGGTGGTGCTAACTTCATCGTCTGCGGACCTGAAGTTGCTAACATCCTTGAGTTCACCGCTGGATTCCGCGCTAGCATCACTGGTGATGATGACAAGGGTACCGTTGGTGCCGTCAAGGTTGGTTCTCTAACTAAGAAGTTCGATGTGATTGTAGACCCCTACTTCCTTCGTAACGTCATATTAGTTGGTCGCCGGGGATCCAGTTTCCTTGAATCTGGATATGTATACGCACCTTATGTGCCACTACAAGTTACCCCCACTATCTTTGGACCAGAAGACTTCGTACCTCGCAAGGGTGTGATGACTCGTTACGGTAAAAAGATGGTTCGGCCTGATATGTATGGTCTAGTTATCGTAAGAGGCCTCATCGGTGAGGCAGGCGCATAACTAGCTAAACACTAGTAGCCAAATAAAACGTAAAGCCTTCGTCTTCGGACGAAGGCTTTCGTGTTTATAGAACTATTTACAGATGAACTTAAAGTTCACACTAAAGTTATCGGGTAGACTTTGAGCTACCTCCTAGTATCGTTGAAATAGGTCGATACAGGAACACGATTATAAAAGGATGGTTTTTAACTATGGGGGCGAATTTTTTTCGCCACCAATTTTTTGAGATTTTCGTTTTATAAAAATGATACTATTTATTATATAACAAGGAGTTACCATGGGAAAGAAAAGAAGATTAAAGTCAGCAAGGACGAAGTTTGGAGTGAAACACGCCAACCATCCTTGCGTACAGCACTTAAGCAGAGCGGAAGAGCCAGAAGTCGAAATTATTGAAGTTGCGCCTGAATCAGAAGTTGTCTTACAAGAGGAAAAAGTTGAAATAAAGCCAAAAGCCTCTCCGAAGCCAAAAACAGCTAAAACACCGGACAGCACCACAAGAAAAAAGACTAGTAAAAAGGCTAATCAGTCAACAACTTAATCAAAATTCGCTTTGATATTAAAGCCCTCAGTATATCTGGGGGTTTTGTTTTATAAAATACTATTTATTTAATGAATAATTGAGGAAAACTAATAATGCCTACAAATTTGACTCCTAAGTCTACACAAAGTGCTGTTATATTAACTTCAACGGGTAGTTATGATTTGGTAGCTGCAGCAGTTCCATTTGGTATTTATACTGGTTCAAGTGATTTTTTAAGCGGAGCATCTCTACAAGTTAATTATGTGTATAAAAAACTTGGTGGTGACGTTGTTGATATCGAATTAACACCATCAAATGTCTATGCAGCCTATGAAGAGGCAGTTTTAGAATATTCATATATTTTTAATCTCCATCATGGAAAAAACACACTTTCTAGTGTTCTGGGGGCGACTACCGGCACGTTTAATCATAAAGGCGATTTATTAACAGGACCCAGTGGAGTTAATTTAACGTTTCCTCGATATCAATTTACATATGCCATGAATGTTGGCGATGGTGTAACTACTGCAGCTGGGCTTGGTGGAACACTTCGTGAATATTCTGCTTCTTTTCAACCAACAGACTTAGTGCAAGATTATGATATTCAAGCTATCATTACAAGTTCATCAGACTCTGGGGTTAATGATTCTGGAGACGCTGTTCCTTATGCTGGAAAAGTTGGTCATAACAGGGTCTATGTCACAAAAGTTTTTTACAAGTCTCCACGGGCTATGTGGCGCTTCTATGGGTACTATGGGGGCGTAGGAGTGGTTGGAAATTATTCGACATATGGCCAGTTCGCTGATGACTCTACGTTTGAGATTATTCCAACTTGGCAAAATAAAATGCAAGCTATTATGTATGAAGATTCGATATATACCAGAACATCTCATTATTCTTATGAGTTGATTAATAATAAATTGAGATTATATCCCAATCCTAGTGATTGGGCATTTTCAGACGGAGAAAAAATATGGGTTAGGTTCTATATCAAAACTGATGCTTGGTCTGAAGAAGATAGCACTAGAGCCGGCATTAAGGGGGTTAATAATGTCAATACAATGCCTCTTGATAATATACCTTATGCGAATATTAATGCTATTGGAAAACAATGGATTCGAAAATATGCCCTTGCTTTGTGCAAAGAGATGTTAGGGCAGATTAGAGGCAAATTTACTACTATTCCGATCCCTGGAGAAAGCGTAACGTTAAACCACTCAGAATTATTAGCTCAAGCAAAAGAAGAACAAACAACACTTAGAGATAAATTAATGGAAATTCTGAAAGAGATGGAATACTCGGAACTTGTCAAAAAGGATGCAGAAATAACAGATGCTGCAGCAAACACTTTGAAGCAGTCGCCGTTACCTATTTTTGTAGGATAATAAACAATGTCAGACGAATGGAAAAGACCAGCACAACCACCACCGCCACTGTTCTTGGGAAAGAAAGAACGTGATTTAGTTAAACAAGTTAATGATGAGTTAATAGAAAAGGTAATTGGGCAGCAGATATTATATTATTCTATTGATATGGAGACAACGAATTTTCATGAATTATATGGAGAAGCAATAGAAAAAACATATTTGCCCCCAATGCGTGTTTATGCGTTGGTTGAATTTACTGAATTTTCAACGACTTATATGGAGAACGCAGGTGTTGATAAATCTTGGGAGATTAATGTACATTTCCATAAAAGAAGATTAGAAGAGGATCAAGATTTATATGTTCGCGAAGGTGATTTTGTTTTATATGGTGATAACTATTATGAGATAGTTAAATTATCCACCAATAAGCAATTATTCGGGCAAGTTAATAATATTTTTGAGATATCTGCAATTTGTAAGCGAGCAAGGAAGGGACTATTCGATGCTACCTGATAACTTTGATTTTGCTATGATGCCTCCTGGGGATTATCATCTTCGTGAAGTAGGTATGCTGGCGTCTACAATCGAAACTATCGATTATTCTATAATGTCGTGGTTAAAAGAAGATTTAGATATGAAAGCCAGAACAAACGAAGGGTGGAAGGCTGTGCCTGTTTTATGGCAAGCGCCCGAGAGAGCATATCAAATTAAAAACAATAGAGAACTTAGAGATGACTCCGGAGCATTAAAGCTCCCCTTGATATCAATAGAGAGAACAGGTATCACAAAAGATCCAGCAAGAAAGGGTTCTTTTCAGGCTCACCTATATTCAAAGGATAAAAATGGCAGAATAGGCCGCATGGTTATTGCAAAAAAAATAGTTCAGGATAAGACAAGAAATTTTGCTGTTGTGGGCAATACACGAAAAGAAAATTTTACTTCCGGTTCAATGCAAAAGTATTTTCCAAGAGTAAACAAAAAAGTTGTTATACAGAGTTTGTCAATTCCTATTCCTGTGTATGTGAATGTGGAATATAAAATATCCATTAAAACAGAATTTCAACAACAAATGAATGATTTGCTATCGCCTTTCATGGCTAGAACTGGTCAGATTAATGCTTTTACGATGAAGAGAAATGGTCATTTATATGAAGCATTTATCGATCAAGGATTTACACATAGTAATAATGTTAACAATCTCGCAGAAGAAGTAAGAATGTTTAGTTCTGAAGTTACTATTAAAGTGTTAGGATATCTAATAGGTGAGGGTGAAAATGACGATAGACCTATTGTAAGAGTGGATGAAAATGTAGTAGAAATAACATTTCCTTCAGAGAGTATAGTTCCTGAAGGTAATGATGACTTTTTTCTTCCGTAAAGAAGAGCGTTTTGAGAATAGAAATACTATTTATTCTTGATTACACTATCATTTAAGTGAATTAATAATGAGGATTTTACAACATGTCAGTTAAAAGTTTTAAATTTGTATCTCCTGGGGTGTTTATCAATGAAATTGATAACTCTTTTGTCCCCAAATCAGCAGATGCAATTGGGCCAGTGGTTGTGGGGCGTTCCGTTCGTGGTTTGGCGATGCAGCCTGTAAAGGTTGAATCATACTCTGATTTCGTCACGATGTTTGGTGATACAGTTCCTGGGAGTGGAGGGGGAGATGTTTATCGTGATGGTAACTATCAGTCTCCGATGTATGGTACGTATGCTGCAAAAGCATTTTTAAGAGCAAATGTTGCTCCTGTAACTTATGTAAGACTTCTTGGTCAACAAGATTCCAATGGTACCAGTGGCGGCGTTGCCGGATGGCAGACTACTCAGAATCCGTCAGATCAGTCAGGCTCAATCACCCGAGGCGTAAATGAGCCAAATGGGGGCGCTTTTGGAATGTGGCTGTTTGCCAGTTCATCATTAGCAGATGCAAGCAATCAACCTGGCTCTGGTACTTTGGCTGCTATTTTTTATGCAGATCGATCAGCCTCTTTTGAGTTAACAGGCAACGTTGCCGGCGAGACTAGTAATACTGGTAGTGGCTATGGGGTTCTTGTTAATAATGATTCGAGTTATAACTTTACTTTAACCCTTTCCGAATCGTTAAATGGAACTCAACAGGTTTCTTTTAACTTTGATGACACATCAGAGTTGTTTATTCGAAAAGCCTTTAATACAAATCCACAGTTGACTACAACTCCAGGGGGTTTTTATCCAAGTGCTTCAGCTAAAACATATTGGCTTGGTGAAACATTTGAACAGTCGGTCCGCGATGCTAGCCTTGTAGGTGCAGCCGCTGTTGCAACTGTTGTTCCTATTGCTTTGAGTGGCTCTACTTCAAGTGGTCCACATGCGATGCGACAGGCATCTAGAGAGGCGGTTGCTGGATGGTTTATTGGACAGGATTCGGGCCACTCCAGTAGTTTTAACCCAGAGTTGTCACAAAAGCTTTTCCGCCTCAAAGGCAGAGGCCATGGCGAATGGCTTCATAAGAATTGTAAAGTGTCGATTGCCAAGCTCAGGAAATCTACGAGCACTTCTACTGACTATGGTACATTCTCTGTGTTAATTAGAAGTCTTTCTGATACGGATAATAAAGTATCAATACTTGAAAGATTCGACAATTGTACGCTTGATCCAACTTCACCAAACTTTGTTGCAAGAAAAATTGGTGATAAGTATAATAGTTGGAACTCAACCGAGAGAGCGCTCAAGACATATGGTGAGTATACTAATAACTCTAAATTTGTTTATGTTGAAATGAATGCCGATGTAGAAGCTGGCGCAACCGATCCTCTTCTCCTTCCATTTGGATATTTTGGTCCTCCAAGGCCCAGGCACGTTCTTCACTTGAGTCAGTCTACATCTCAAACTTCCTCTTACATGGGGTTGCCTTGCTCCGGATCCGGGCCCGTCACCCATGCTGCCGGCGCAAGTAGATATCGGGAGTCGCCACTTATAGGCTATCCAGCCGGCACCCTCAATGCTTGTACTGGCTCGCTTAGTTTCCCAGAGGTTCGTCTTCGTGTATCGGCATCTGATGGTGGCCTAACGGACGCAACAAAGGCTTATTTTGGAATGCAGACAACAAGGACTGCAACAAGCACAACGCACGATGTTAGCGTTGGTGATTTTCATAGGCTATGGTTGCCAACATCGCTCATACCAGACGATCCAACGACTTATGCTACAAAACACCCAAGCGCACTACCTGGAGTCTGTGCGTATGGATATGTTTTCTCTATGAATGACATTTCTGCTTCCGCCGGCGGCCAATACTCTTATCAGTCTGGTTCTCGTCGCGGCGTTAACTCAAGTGGCCATAATGGCGCTGTAACCGACTCTACCCTTCTTAATGCCGGATATGATAGCTTTACTGCTCCCTTCTGGGGCGGCTATGATGGATGGAATATTATCTACCCGGATCCGGTATATAATGCTAGTTTAACTAGTGGAACAGATACAAATAACTATGGATTCTATACATGGAAGCGAGCTATAGATACTGTATCAGATCCTGAATTTGTTGATATGAACCTTCTAGTGGCTCCTGGCTTAACTCATGATGCGCTAACTGGTCATATGATTGACGTTTGTGAAGAACGTGCAGATTCATTAGCCATGATTGATTTGGCTAGCGTTTATATTCCTTCTCATGAAGCTTATAAATCTAGCAAGGCAGATCGAATTGCCGCAGATCCTACCCAACGCGGCATTGATCTGAAAGATAGGCAAATCGATTCGAGTTATGGTTGTACTTTTTATCCATGGGTTCAGACGAGAGATGCCAATACTGGTCAAATGCTTTGGATTCCGCCTTCTGTTGCGATGATGGGGGTGTTAGCGAGTTCACAAGCTAAGTCAGATGTATGGTTCGCTCCTGCTGGATTTAATAGAGGCGGTCTTACTGATGGCGCAGCAGGAATCCCGGTTACTGGCGTTACAGAGCGGCTTACTTCTAAGAATCGTGATACGCTTTATGAGTCAAATATCAATCCGATTGCTTCTTTTCCATCTAGCGGAATCGTAGTCTTTGGACAGAAAACACTTCAAGAGCGGCAATCTGCATTAGATAGAATTAACGTCAGACGTTTGGTTATTTTCTTGAAGAAGCAAATTTCCATTCTTTCTACTCAGGTTCTATTTGAACAGAACGTTCAGTCTACTTGGAATAGGTTTAAGTCACTTATTGAACCTTTCCTTGCGAATGTTAAGACACGATTTGGTATCACCGATTATCGATTAATCCTCGATGAATCAACCACAACACCAGATCTTATCGATCAGAACATTCTTTACGCTAAGATTATGATTAAACCGGCAAGAGCAATCGAATTCATTGCAATTGACTTTGTTATTGCTTCAACCGGTGCATCATTCGATGATTAAAAATGGTGGGGGATTTTCCTCCATCGCACTATTTAAGAATAGATTATAGGAGTCCCATAAAATGGCATTTTGGTCAACAAACTTTGGAGAAGATACAACGCTCAAAGATCCGAAAAGAAAGTTTCGGTTTACGGTAGAGTTTCAAGGTATCCAAGCAGCGCAGGGCGGCGCTATGCTTTGGTACGCAAAAACTTGTACAAAGCCCGGTTTTGCGATAGCAGAGTCAACACACAAGTTCCTCAACCACACTTTCTACTACCCCGGCTCAGTAACTTGGAATGCCGTCGATATTACATTAGTTGATCCAGTTGACCCAGACATGGCTGCAACTCTTTCTGATATTGTGGTACAATCAGGATATACTCCACCTACGGATTCTACTTCGTTGTCTACAATGTCAAAAGCTAAAGCCGCTGGTGCTTTGGGAACAATCATTATTACTCAAATCGACTCAGATGGAAATCCATTGGAAACCTGGACTCTTTGGAATTCATGGATCCAAGAAGTTAAATATGGCGATTTGGGTTATGATACCGATGATCTTACTGAAATGTCAGTCAAGCTTAAGTATGATTGGGCGCGAGTAGAGACCGCCGGCGCATCTGTTGCGGTTGCTGGCGCTGGTGGAACAGAATTCTTCGGAGTATAAATTTATAACACAATAAAACGAGAGGTGTATATTGTCGAGAAATAAAGAACGCACCGGTGGCGCCCAACAACGGGATAGCAGCCCACCACCACAAGTAATGCAGGGAGAATCAACCCCTTTTTCATTTGTAGTTCCTACAGAGTTTGTAGAATTGCCTTCAGGTGGTAAGTTCTACCCCGATGGCCATCCACTATATGGTGAAACAACAATTGAAGTTAAACAAATGACTGCTAAAGAGGAAGATTTATTGACATCTCGTTCTCTTTTAAAGAAAGGTGTTGCTTTAGATAGATTACTTAAGAGTATTATTATTAATAAGAATATTGATGCGAATTCACTTTTAATTGGTGATCGTAATGCTATTTTAATATCGGCAAGAGTTTCTGGCTATGGAAACGATTATCAAACAAAAGTAACATGTCCGCGATGCAACACAATGCAAGATTATAATTTTAATTTAAATGACGTATGTATCTATAATGGAGAGAGTATAACGGAGGAAGAGGCAGTTTCCAATGGCGATGGAACATTTACCGCTATGTTGCCGAAGACAAAAATTGAGGTAATATTTCGTTTATTATCGGGATATGATGAGAAGAATCTTTTTAATCAAATTGAAAATGCCCGAAAGAAAAGAAAAGAAGAAAATACTATTACCAGGCAACTTAAACAGATTATTGTTGCTGTAAATGGTGATGAAACGCAAAAATCAATTAATTATTTAGTTGAAAACATGCCTACTATTGATGCCCGCCATCTGCGTCTTGTGTGCAAATTAGCAACTCCTAATGTTGATTTAACTCAGCATTTTGATTGTAATGAGTGCGATTATGAACAAGAAATGGAGGTTCCGCTGACTGCGGACTTTTTTTGGCCTGACCGCTGAGTATATGGAGAATGTATATGAGCAGTTCTTCTTTTTAAAATATTCAGGAGGATGGTCATTCTCAGAAGCATATAACTTGCCAATTGGTCTTAGAGATTGGTTTACAAAACGACTTATTAAACAACTAAAACAAGAAAATGAAGCGATGGAAAAAGCTTCAAAAGGCGGGGGTTCTTCCGCTCAAACATTAACAAGTCATAATCAACCCACAATTCCACCTCAATTCAGAAATATGCGTAGACAAAGCTAATAGCTTTGTCTTTTTCTGCATGTAACTAATTAACCTTAGATACAAAGAAGGCATCATTATGGCGAACGACGAAATATCAAAGCATCAAGAACAAGTGACTTTTCTTAAGCAATTTGCTGAAGGGAAGAAGGATGTAAATGAGCTTTCTAAGGAAGAAGGAAAGTTACTTCAAGAGTATGTTGCACGCCAACAAAAGAGCAATATACTCTCAGCAGAAGCGCTCGCGGACATGCAAGAACGCATTGATGTTATGAAAGTCGCAAACAGGATGGAGGATGATTCATATGCAAAACGAGCAAGAGGATTAGAAATATCAAGACAACAAGCAGAGGTTGATCGCGATGTCCTAAAAACACTTCGTAAGAAAATGATAGCTAATGATCAAAGCCTATCTGATGCTGAAAAAGAGATGAAAGCGAAGCATGGTAGTTTAAAGCTAATTGAAAAAGAACTTAAAATCCAGGAAATGAGAGTAGAGGGGCACCGGCTGCTTAATGAGGAGTTAAATGAAACATCCTCATTAGAATCCGGAATTCTTAAGACAACATCAAAAATATCTGCCGCTATGGAAACTGGAGCATTAAGAACATTGGCGCTTAAAAAAGCCACAATGGGGCTTGATAATATGATTAGTAAGTTATGGGATGGTGCTGTTGAGTCAATGTGGGAAATGGATCAAGCTGTTTCTGATTTTAATAAACAATTTCAAC